TGATGGTTGTATCAACCAATTAGAACAGGAAGGGTTGATTGAAACACCATCGGAAGAATGCGGTATTCCCAAGTACGAATTGACCCATATGGGTAAACACTACTCCGAGTTTCAGCGTGCTGAATTTGTTCGCTTTCTTTTGCGTAGCATCATCGTACCCATTGTTGTAGCCGTAATCACTACACTCATAACGAATGGAGTAGCAAAGTGACTGCAATGCTTACCGCGCAACTGACTGCCGCAGACACCGTCAATTCGATGGTGTCTTTTTTCGTCCATGAGATTTTCATAATCTCACCTCGCTTTCTATGGTATCTTTAGTTTTCTAAAGCCGTTCTGCAAAAAAAATAATCCGGAATCTTCGACAGGGGGATGCCAAGGCAATCACACACCGAAAGGATTTCCTCCTGTCGAAAATCGCGCTTGTTGTTGAGCGACAGGTTCATAGATGTAGCACTGATACCGATTTTTTCGGCTAATGCGTCCTGTGTAAAGCGCTTTTCGCGCATTCTGCCCAGCAGCTTGTTGTAATCGTACTGCTCCATTGTTCTCACCTCCTTCGGCTCGTCTTTATGATAACACTTTAGATTTCTAATGTCAACAGTTTTCTAAAGTTTTTCTTGCAAATTCTAAAGTTTTGTGATACAGTATCCTTAACAAAGGAAGTGATGCACAAATGCCAGAGTTCAAAGAACGATTAGATGAAGCAATGCGCATTAGAGATATATCTGCTGCGGAATTATCCCGTATATCAAAAGTAAATGAAGGTGCAATCAGTCAGTACCGTGCCGGTAAGTATAAAGCCTCTCAGCGCAGCTTAGATAAACTTGCTCGTGCGCTGAATGTCAGCATACCGTGGCTGATGGGTGCTGATGTGCCGATGACGGACGAGCCGTCTGCGCCGTCTCTCCCCTCCCCCGCCATCACCGAGGACACGGTGACGTTTCCGGTCATCACCAGCGTAGCGGCGCACTACGACAGCGTATCCATTGACGAGAGCGCGACCGGCGAGAAGATCGAAGTGCCGCGCGCCTACCTCAAAGGCCGGAAAGCCGAGGAGTTCTGCGCAATGCGTGTCCGCGGCGACAGTATGTATCCCGATTTCCGCAACGGCGACATTGTACTGGTGCTCAAGCAGTCAACCATGAACCACAGCGGCGAGATCGGCGTGATCAGCTACGGCGATGACGAAATGACGATCAAGCGCATTAACTATGTGGACGGCGAGGACTGGCTCGAGCTTGTGCCGCTCAACAACCTGTATCCACCCAAGCGCATTGAGGGTGTTGACCTGGAAAGCTGCCACGTCATCGGCATACCGCGCGTACTGATACGCGAATTCTAAATAAAAAATCCCCATTCACGGATCTATTCGTGAACAGGGATAATACGAATAAAAAAGGAGGCTTATCTATGCCAAAAGAAAAACCTATCAAGGAAGTTATTCACGCCAAAGATACCGAAATCGCGGTATTGTCCTATGCACACTCGGATGATTACATCTCTTTGACGGATATTGCCAAGCATAAGAACCCAGAATTTCCTGCTGATGTTGTGAAAAACTGGCTACGAATTCGCAGTACAATTGAATTTCTCGGACTGTGGGAAGAATTAAACAACCCTAATTTTAACATGGTCGAATTCGACCAGTTTAAGAACGATGCCGGGTCGAATGCATTTGTACTTTCTCCACAGAAGTGGATCAAATCCACAAACGCTATCGGCATGGTATCCAAATCCGGACGCTATGGCGGTGGAACATTTGCGCACAAGGACATCGCTTTTGAATTTGCCTCGTGGATTTCTCCGGAATTCAAACTCTATGTCATCAAGGATTACCAGCGCCTAAAAGATGATGAAAACCACCGTCTTGCGCTGGACTGGAGTGTAAATCGCGTTCTTGCCAAAACGAATTATCGTATTCATACAGATGCCATCAAAGCAAACCTCATTCCACCTGAACTACCTAAAGAACAACAGCGCTTTGTCTATGCTGACGAAGCCGATGTGCTGAATGTAGCGTTGTTTGGAATGACCGCCAAGCAATGGCGTGCTAAGAATCCAGAACTCAAGGGCAACATGCGTGATTACGCTTCTATCGAGCAACTGCTAGTCTTGGTCAACCTCGAAACGATGAACGCCCTCCTTGTCGAGCAGGGCAAGTCGCAAGACGAACGAGCGCACTTCTTGAACCAGCAGGCCATCAAACTGATGCGTAAGATTAGCCATGATAAAGGTGCTCGCGATCTGCAGCAGCTTAACAATGCACCGCAGCTTCCCTCAAAATAAAATCCCACCCACGGCACTACCGTAAGTGGGAAGGTATCTCGATCATGCTGCTGCACTATACCGCAGCGTATACTTCTTGCCCCTGTACTCAAAACTTTCCGGGTAATCATGGCGCTCCAGCCACAGGCTGACCTTGGCAACGACCGACTTCGTATACTGCACATTCGTTCCGGCGTGGCCGCTGACTGCGCTCTGGAACGGGGCAAGCTCCTTTTCTTCCGGCAGAACGTCCACCTGCGCGATGATCGCAGAGATTGCGTGTGCGTGCGGTTTGCCCGATCGGGACAGAACGCCGAGCTGCTTGGCGATTGCAGTCGCATCGAACAGCTGCTTGTTCAATGTTACGCCCTCGAGCGGGATCTCCACACCGACCGGTGCGTACAGGCTCTTCATGGCCACTGCAACAAACTGCGGCGCCATACCGGCCTCCTTGAGTGTCTGGCGGATAATGCGTGCCGCGCTGTTGACCTCGCC